CTATCCGCAATTCCGCTGCCTGCCAATGACTGGCGGGCGCAGTCAGCAGCCATTCCGTTATGCGCTCAATTTACCTGATGGCCATCACGCAGTTAACCACAGTTTCGTCGAGTGGGCTGTGGGCGACCACATTCAGAAATTAAGCAAATCAGGGGGCTAAATGCCCCATCAGACAAACGAAATTATTCAGCCGTGGGTTGCGCGCTATGCCGACCCACGCGGTGTGATTGTTGAAACCATTGGCGTTGATGTAGCGAATAACAGGGTGCTGTTCAGGCGTCCAGGCTATCCGCACGTCTGCGTCCAGCCCCGCAATCTGTGGGGCCAGAAGTTCAGGAGAGTTGGATGAGCGTGAAATTGTCTGCATACGTCTGGGACGGTTGCGCGGCGTCGGGTATGAAAATCACAAGCGTGGCCATCATGGCTCGCCTGGCTGATTTCTCAAGCGATGAGGGCATTTGCTGGCCGTCAATCGCCACCATAGCCCGTCAGATTGGGGCTGGTCCCAGCACTGTACGCACCTCAATACGAAAGCTGGAGGCTGATGGCTGGCTGAACAGTACGCCACGGCGTAAGGGCAACCGCAACACCTCGAACATGTATCAGTTAAACGTCAGGAAACTGCGCGAAGCCGCTGCTGTTCACCAGCCAGAATCTGATGCGTCAGAATCTGACCCATCAAAATCTGACACGTCAAAATCTGATGCACCAAATTTTGAGGCGTCAAATTTTCACCCGTCAAAATCCGTCCAGAAAACGGGTTTTCACCCCCCAGAATCTGGCGACGATCCGTCAGTAAGATCAAAACATGATCCATTAGATAAAAACCTCTCTTGTCAGGACGCTTCGCGGCCAGACGACTCGCCTGTGGATAACCCCGATCAATTCCTGGCTCGCTTTCCCAATGCAGTTGTTTACAGCGAGAAGAAACGCCTGTGGGGCAGCCATGAGGACTTGAAGTGCGCGGAATGGATATGGGGGCAGATCACTCAACTCTACGAGAAGGCTGCAGAAGCTGACGGCGAACTGGCAAGGCCCAAAGAGCCGAACTGGGCTGCGTGGGCGAATGACGTGCGCCTGATGTGCTCACAGGACCAGCGCACACACTTCCAGATTTGCAAGATGTTCAAACGCGTTCAGAGCGATCCGTTCTGGTGCCGGAACATCCTCAGCCCTGCAAAACTCCGCGAAAAATGGGATGAGTTGGTGGTCAGGCTCGGTCCGGTTCAGCGGTCAGTCACAGACATTTCACCAGTCGATTACGCCATCCCGGAAGGGTTTCGCGGTTATTAAGGAATTTTAAAAATGACTACGCTATCGAAAATTTACGACAACAAATCTAAAACTGAAACGAACATCACTACCCGCAAAACCTACCTGCTGGGCGTTGATGAACTCTATGTCGAGATTGGTTACAACATCCGAGAAATCGATCAGACCCACGTCGAGGAGTTCCGTGATGCCTACATTGCTGGTGAGCATGTGCCTCCGCTCGCTGTACAGGTAACTGAGCAGGGCATAAAAATCATCGATGGCCACCACCGTTACTACGGGGCCAAACTGGCACAAGAGTCCGGTTATGACATCCGCCTGGAATGCAAAGACTTCATAGGCAGCGAGGCGGACCGTATCGCCTTCATGGTCACGTCCAGCCAGGGACGCGCACTGGAACCACTTGAGCGAGCAGCTGCATATCAACGCCTGATTAATCAGGGCTGGGAACAGGCTCAGATTGCCAAAAAAGTTAAGCGCTCGATCACTGACGTTGAAAACCACCTGTCGCTGCTGACGTCCGGCGATGAGCTGATCGCACTGGTTAAAAACAAAGAGGTTGCCGCCACTACCGCCGTCGCGCTGGTTCGTGAGCATGGTGCGTCAGCAGGCAGAGTGGCAAAAACGGAACTGGAAAAGGTCAAAGCAGCGGGCAAGAAAAAACTGACCAAAGCCGCAGCCATGACGCAATTCAGTGCTAAACAGTCTCGCCAGCTGGTAGAGCTGTAACCCGCGCTGCATTGATGGTCGAACGTATCGAGTCACACAACAGCCCCGGCTCACTGAATTACTGTGAGCAACGGGACCGATTCAATATGCAGCTGCAGCTGGCAGTTTAGGGGGAGAGGATGAGAGCGCTACTCACGCCAGAATATGCACCACGCACAGGGATAGTGCTGCTTAAACCGGGACCGGGATTAGAAAAACTTTTTCAGGGCCGTGTGGTGATCAGCACACCCACAACCGACCTGTCAGACAAACCATCAGGGCTACTGAACGACAGCACGCAGCCGCTAATGGATGAACCAACCCTAATACCGTTTTTCAGTCATGAGCGCGTGATAGCGGCTGCTGGTGGACCAAATGCACTGGTGTCATACGTTCAATCGCTCGGTTACTGTCAGTGGGAGCAGTTGGGCGCCTGGCATTATCACGAATTCACGATGGCAGAGACTGAAAGCGGTCCGGTCTCATTGTGCTGCAGCCACGATACTGAGTTCATGAAAAACGGCATGCCGGGCCGTATGGATGCCATCGCGAAACGGAATGCCGCGCTGTGGATCATTAAAGTGGCATGCAACCAGATGGCGCTACACGGCGACCACCTGCTCACACTGCCAGAATTATGCTGGTGGGCGTCACTGAATGGCGTTGTTGATCTGATTCCAGAGGCACCGGCACGGCGCGTTCTGCGCATGCCAAAAGACGCTATACCACAAGGCGAGCTTAAAGAGTCGTTGATTACGCCAGTGCGTCCGGCCACGGAAATCATTCAGGAAGCTGGGCAGGAAGTTAAAAGGATTATCACGCTACAGGCCGATCCCGAGTCGCCAGAGTCATTCATGCTGCGACCTAAACGCCGTCGCTGGGAAAACGCTAAATACACGCGATGGGTCAAGTCACGGCCGTGCGCGTGCTGCAATATGCAGGCAGACGACCCGCATCACATCATTGGATATGGACAGGGGGGAATGGGTACGAAATCCCACGACTTATTTGTGATACCGCTTTGCAGAGCGCATCACGATGAGTTGCACCGGGATGTAAAAGCGTTTGAGGCGAAATATGGTAGCCAGATAGTGCTGCTGTTTCGGTTCCTCGATTACGCCATAGCTGTTGGCGTTATAGGTTGAGTCAAAATTTATTAGTGTGGAGAAATTATGCGCGATATGTCACAAGTTTTGGATCTATGGGGTGCTTGGGCAGCCAGCGAAAATAGTGGTATTGACTGGCAGCCTATCGCTGCTGGATTTAAAGGACTTATACCCCATGGTAAAAAATCTAGGTTGCAGTGTTGCGATGATGAGGGGATTAAGATAGATGCGTGCGTGGCTTGTCTAAAGAAATATAAACCTGATGAGTGTGATTTATTAATAGCCCATTTTGTTATTGGTGTATCGTTAAGATCAATAGCCAAAAAAAGGAAGTGTTCAGATGGCACAATTAGAAAAGAGTTACAAGCTGCTATGGGTTTTGTTGATGGATTGTTATGTATGATATCCGAAGGAGAGGGTTATATCTTAAGGTAAAAAATAATTAGACCAATAAACACTGGTAGCCAGCTAAGGAAATAAAAGCCTACCAAGATGCGAGAGGTGAATCTTTCGTTATTAGTTAGGCTTTCTATTGCCAGTTCTATTTCTGATCTTAATATTTGTGGATACCTTGTTATTTTTTTCTCAAAAGGAGAAAAGACGAGTTTTCTCGCATGAGAGATCCTTTTCAACTGTTTTCTTTGACTCATGATGAGAATGTGGAGCATTAAAGAAGTTAAAACAAGGCCGATAAAAACAAGAGATTGATCACTAAATTCCTTTAATTTCCACATGCCGAGGGATGCAATAACGGATACAGGTATAGCTAAAACTTTCGACGTCAAGTCAGAAAGTGATTTAGAGACCTTTTCTGAAAATTCAATTTCAGCCGATGCAACATCCTTTCGTGCTTTATGGAAGTGGAAGCCGCTAAGATAGACCGATAAGTTACTATCGTAAGCTGAATGAAATGTATTCCATTTCTTTATTAAGTCTGGGAATTCATATGAGTTTTCGTTAAAAAATTCGACTAATGTGTTTCGGAATATGCCTCTCCGCTCATCAATATGAACAATGTCAGACTGCAAGGCACCATCCTGCAGTAAGTCAGCAATAGAGTAATCATTGCCTTCGCAATCAAGGATTTCAAGGCTAATAGAAGGTGTTATTATTGCTGTGGAAGATTTTCCTTCAAGGCTTTGTATGAAAACAAGCCGTGAAGAACCGTCAATTGACTTGCGGTCATGATATTGAGCAAGCTTAGAAAGAGAGCTTATTAAATTACATATTTTTTCTAATTTTTCAATGAGTAGAGGACGATACTGATCCTTCGAATAATAATCAATATCAATGATGTAGAAGTCGCATGGAAACACACCCTCAGATAAAGAATTGTATTTAATTAACTGTTCAATGCTGTCGTGAAACCTTGCAATACCATCATTAGGAAGAGCTAAACTTATGTGCAGTTTATTCCATGTGGCTGGTAGTTTAGATTCCTCATACTCTTCATCATCAATTTCAAGTTCTCTTATCTGCTTGGAAAAAATAGAGTTAGCCAATAAAAAATTGATAAGGTTTGTGGCCGCTTCAGAGTGGCAAATTTTTAATTCAATATCTATTGGACGCAATGGAAGAACTGGCCTGCCAGCCAACCGATATAGCTCAACGATTGTTTCTAAAAATGACTTATTAGCCATCTGAAGGTTGCTCATTTTTTTCCTTAATTGCCGCCTCAATCAACTCCTTAGCGGAATCTGACAAGCGACTAAAAGTCAGAGAGCCACTTTCAGTATTGTAGCATATATCAGCATCCATGCTGGTTCCCAATAAGGATTTTTCAAAATCAAAATTAAAGCCATTTCCTTTGACCCTTACATTCATGATGGCTTTTAATCCAGAAGCACTAACGGAAAATTCATTAGGAATTCTGATGTTTTCGCTGTTTAGATATGAAATAAGGTCTTCACTTAAATTATTTCTCGTCTCTTCATCTAGATCCAACATATATTTCAATGACATCAATTTTATATCAGAAAGAAGAGCAGGTTTTTGACTGTCTGCTTGGCGGCTTAAATAAGATATTACATCTTCACGGAATTTTTTTGCGTGAACTTTGATTTCTTGATGCCTGTTGAAAAAGTTTCTTATTTCTTTTGGTAAATCTTTAGTGGCTTTATTCGATGATACTCCTTTATCACAACCTAGCGCAGAAACAAAATATCCAGAGGCGTTGCTCGACGAGTTACCACCAATAAAGCTTAAGTAGCTCAAATCATTTTTTTCAATGTCAGATGAATTCTGGAAGTGAAAAAATCTTTCGAAATTTATCCTGGCCGCTTGGTTGATTTTTGATAGTTCTAACTGTTCTAATAGCTCAGGCTCCATTTTGGCACTCAGCCTTATACCTTCTTTTGATTTGATCATCGTTACCAAGAAAAAGTGAACTCCGTCTCTTAAATAATCTGCAAATACAATCACGCCTCCAGAAGAAAGTCTTTGCTTTTCCGCTTCTTTTCCTAGCTTGTGCATTATCTCAACACTAAGATCTATAAACTGCTGAGTAGAGCGAGTGGTATTACCAATATACTCTATGATGGCATCAGGTACAGGGCCTCTTTCTGTTTCTTCTTCTTTAAAAACACCATATTGAGCTGAGTTACCATTTTTACCGTAAAGAGAATTAATCTCACCAATCATTTTTTGAACAGTACTATTGTTACAGTCAAGAGCTGTGTCCCTAAAACGGAATCTGTCTTCTTCAATGGGACTAATGGGCTCTTTTGCTACCTTTACAAGCTCATGAATAATAACGTTATTTAAAATTATCGCTGTCATTTTATCGTCGTCCTTGGATGTTTGAGATCAAAGATTACAAAAATGCTAACGCGTACGCAAAGATTATTATAATGTGATAAGAGTAGTTTCTACGCGGCATTACTTATCATCGTCACTTTAGTTTCAGATATGTATGTCTAAACGTCTTAAGTCTTATCAGCCTTGAGGCTTTTTTATTTTTGGCTTTAGTACTGAGCGACTTGTGTGTGAAAAGTGTAAAAACCATGCCCGGCATTGATTTATACAATGCCGATTGTTTGCGCGTGCTGAAAACCCTGCCAGACGATTCAGTTGACCTGATTGTTACTGACCCGCCGTATTTCAAAGTAAAGCCGCTAGGTTGGGATAATCAGTGGAAAGGGGATGAAGATTATTTACGGTGGCTGGATTGCTGCCTGGCGGAGTTCTGGCGAGTGCTGAAACCCAATGGCAGCATCTACCTGTTCTCAGGTCATCGACTCGCGTCTGATATTGAAATCATGATGCGTGACCGCTTCAACATTCTTAACCACATCATATGGGCTAAGCCTGATGGACGCTGGAAGGGCTGCAACAAAGAAAGTCTGAGATCGTACTTCCCCTCAACCGAACGGATACTATTTGCAGAGCATTATCAGGGGCCGTACAAACCAGACGCCTACGCGCAAAAATGCTATGAGCTGAAACAGCAGGTACTAACACCTCTGATTGATTATTTCCGTAGTGCCCGCTCAGAACTTGGTGTAACAGCTGCCCAGATTATTGCGGCAACAGGTAAGAAAAACATGGTCTCGCACTGGTTCGGCACCAGTCAGTGGCAGCTACCCAGCGAGGCAGACTACCTGAAGTTGCAGGCGCTGTTTACTGAGATAGCCATTGCACGCCATCAATCAGGAATTTTAGCCGCACCGCACCACCAGCTGGTGGACACGTATCACTCACTCAACCGTAAATATCTGGAGCTGCAGGAGGAATACAAATCCCTGCGCCGATATTTCGGTGTCACGGTAGCGGTTCCCTATACAGACGTATGGACACATAAGCCGGTTCAGTTTTACCCCGGCAAGCACCCATGCGAAAAACCTGCCGACATGCTGGAACAGATTATCAATGCCTGCAGCAGGCCGGGTGATGTAGTTGCTGACTTCTTCATGGGGTCAGGTTCAACGATAAAGGCGGCCTTAAAGCTCGGTCGCTCTGCAATTGGTGTAGAGCTGGAAGAGGAACGTTTCCGGCAGACGGTTAGCGAACTGAATCAGCTAATCGAGTAAATCAGAATTTATTAATCATTAAGAGGGGCCGCTAATGGCTGAGCCATTAAGCACCGGCGCTACTGCAACCGTAGCTGGCTGGGGCATTGTCACGTCTGCGCTGGTGGGATTCATCACCTCTGTAGATTACTCAATCGCATTCGGTGCGTTTGCCGGTTCGATGTGTTTTATCGTCACCGCCAGCGACCTGACGCGACGACAGATATTTGGTTATTTCCTGTTTGGCTATGCAGCTGGCGTATTTGGAGCCGGATTTGTAGCAGACAAAGTTGAGAACTATTTCGATTATCGGGAAAAACCACTTGATGCCCTGGCTGCTGTCGTTATTTCCGCTGCTGCGGTGCAAGGCTATTTCTGGCTGAAAAATGGTGGCGTCTCAAAACTGCCGTTC